AAAGTTTGCCCTCAGAAAAGAAACGCTTCTTAGAAATAGAAGATGCGTTTGATGAAACAGACCAAGCGATTTTAATGGCGCAACGTCTAGAGTTCTTTGAAAATGTTAATGCTGAGCAGATTAAAAGTGATGTTAATCTGCAAAAGCAAATTTACTTTGAGCAATTAAAGTCTAAAAACTTTAGCGATGAAGATGCGTTAGAAGCTATTGCAGATGCAGAAGCAGTAAACAAACTTCAAGACAAAGCTTTTAAAGCAATTCCTGAATTAAAGTCACAAGCTAACGCAGTGATCGCACACGGAAGATCTGCTAAAGAAGCTAAGACTAGAGCAGAACAAGAAGCGCAGTCTAAAATGTTTGACAGTTTAGTAGCTAACATTGATAGCAGAGATGCTTTCATTGATGGTTTAAATCTAAACAAAGTTGCCAAAGATAAATTAAAACAAAACATTATGAGTCCTGTCTACAGAGATCCTAAGACAGGTGCAGAATTAAATAGTTTGATGTATAAGCAACAAAGAAACCCAGTAGAGTTTGAAATGCTTATCAATTACTATGACACAATTGGATTATTTAATTTAGATAAAGAAGGTAAATTTAAACCAGATATTACTAAATTAAAAACAGTAGCTAAGACAGCAGCAATTAACGAACTTGATAAAGTTATTGCAGCCGAAGAGCAAAGAGGTGTAGGCCGAAATACTTCAGTCGAAACTTCGCAGAAAACAGAAGGTCTTCTCAATATGCTCGAAAGTGCATTTGCTAAGAAATAATAAGTAATTAATATATTCCGTCTAACAATTTAACAACCAAAAAAAATGGCTCAATTACTTCCATTACAACGGTATGAGGCTAAAGATTACAATGGTTTGGTTACAGATAACCACTTCCATTCTTTGTACCAACAAAAACCACAGTTGATTAGCAACGTGATCAAAGAGATCTACAAAACTAATCTTCAAGGTAAATTACGTGAATTCGTTGATCGCTTCCCAGTAAAAGAAGTTGAACAAGAAAACGGATTCTACAACTGGATGTTGCAAGGTCAACACGACAAAAACTTGCCTCTAGTTGACGCAGAAACTATCTCAGGAGCATCTATCTCTGCAGGGACATTCCCAGCAAACGTAGGAGCAAACGGTGAGCGTTTCTATTTAATCTTCGACGAGCCTTTGTTCGAAGAAACTAACGTACTTCGCGGTGAAGTAGACGATTACCATTTATTGGTAAAACGTTCTATGGATGCAGGATCTCGTTACAAATTTGAAGTTGAATTAGTAACTGACAACGCTAACAAAACTATTCCTTCTGAGGAATTAGCTATTGGTACTCGTTGGTCTAAATTCTACTCATTGTCTCCTTCTACATTGTCTTACCAAGGTGCTAAACCTTATTTCACTTCTCCTTGGAGAATGGAAAACCGCCCTTCTACACTTCGTATGGAGTATGAAGTAGCAGGTAACACAATCAACAAAGGTAAAAATGAGCCTTTAGAGTTTGGTTTCAATTACAAAGGACAACAAGAGTCTATCTGGATTAACTACCAAGATTTAGTAGCTCACCACCAATGTGAAGAAATGTTTGCTCGTATGTTGATGTACGGTAAGAAAAACTGGACAGCGGATCACAAGTACTTGAACAAAGATGACAAAACTAAATATGCAGTTGAGTCAGGTGCAGGTTTCTTTGATCAAATCGCTCCATCAAACGTACACTACTACAATACTTATGACTTAGATTGGCATTTAGAGTTGTTGTTAGATATGGGAGTTGGTAAAATTGAGCGTGGCAAACGTACAATCCACTTGTTAACAGGTGAGTTTGGTGCGATTGAAATCTCTAAACAAATCCAAGCTAAATCTGGAACTGGTAAATTCACTGTAATTTCTGACAAGTTCTTGATGAGCAACACTAACCCAGGAAACTTAGGTGGTAAAAACACTAAAGGTTTAATGGAGCCACAGTGGAACGTGTACGAATGGTACAACGGAGTAGTTATCATGGTTGAGATCGTTGATTTCTTTGATGATGATGTATACTTCCCACAACGTCACCCAGATGGAAAAGGTATCGTAGAATCTCACCGTATCCTTGCTTTGGATTATGGAGATAATGCTGGTATCTACCGTGTTAAACCAAAAGGAGTTCCAGATTACAACTGGGCATATATCCCAGGTATGAGAGATCCATTCTCTCCTGCAGGTAAAGGTTCACCGAAAATGGTTGCATCACGTGTTGACGGTTATGAAGTACATTTCCAGAAATGGGGTGGAATGATGATCGAAGATCCAACTAAAGTAGTTGACTTGCGTTTGGCAGTAGAAAGATAATCTACCTATACATACGATAGAAAGGACCTCCTCTGGGAGTTGAACGCCTCGGAGGAGTCCTTTTTAAATTGAGAGAATTAATTTTAAGACAGCAAAAAAATGGAAAAAGTAGCAAAAGAGATCGTCTACGGATCTTTCTTACAGGATAGAATTGTAAGTATTAAACCAGTAGAATCCGCGGGTAAATGGAGTAACCTATTAGTTGCAAATCAGGATAACAAAAAGGATCCTTTTTTGTACAACAAAGTAAAACGAAGCTACCAAGTTCCACTTAACAGTGAGAATCGTGGTGGTGGAGTAAAAGTAATTTTGGATGACTCATCAAGAGTAAAGATTCAAAAGTACATGGAGTCTCATCCAAACGGGATGACTCAAAAAGAGTTCTTTGAAAAAGAGTTAGGTGTAGATTTAAATCCTACCCTAGCTGCTGATAAAAACTTCTGGAGATCAGATAGAAGAGGACGTGTAATTCTAACTAAAGAAGGAGCTACATTAAATCTTAACTACTCTCTAGATATGCTTAAGTACTTAATCTTATTATCTAATAAGATGCTAGTTTCTCCATCTTACGATGAAAGAATCAACAAAGCAACTTATGAATTTATGATTGTAGACGAAAGCAAAGTAACAACTCAGAAACTTGAAGAAGCAAATGTTAAATCACAAGCATTCATCAAATTTGCTGAGATTACAAATAGCAAGAAATCTACTATTGGATTTATTAAATCTCTTGGTAGAACTATTCCTGCTACAGCTAGCGAAGATTGGTTGAAGTCAGAGGTACTCAATATTGTTGACACAAATCCTAAATATTTCTTAGAGATTGTGAACCATCCACAATATAATGAGCGTATCTTTGTACAAGAAGCTACCGAAGCAGGAGCTATTATTAGAAAAGGTGAGAAGCGTTATACACTTGATAACGGAGCAGAGTTAGGAGATCTTACGGATGTAATTAACTACCTACTTAATCCAGATAATCAAGAAGTTAAACTTCGCATCAAAGCAAAAATTGACATGACTAAACGTAATTAAAAATGACTGCAAATCAAATGGCCGATGAGCTAGAATTAAAGTTAGATCGATCAGATAGCTTTGGTTCTCCAGGATACGAGGATTTTGAATTATCTTCTGTCTTAACAGAAGCCGAGAATTTGTATGTTAAAAAGTTTTACGATGAGTTAAATAACCGAAAAGGCAAAGGCTTTGAGGAAATTGAAATAAGAAACCAAGGACTAGCAGCGTTAGTACAAGACGCTGCTTCTTGTCCAGTTTCAGCGTCGCAAGTTGGCGTACTTGCAACGAATAATGTGACAGGGAAGTTCTTTGATTTACCAACAAATCACATGTACACTATATTTGAGCAGTGTACCATAGATAAGAATCTATGTGGTACAACTACTCCGATGATAGCGTATGTTATCACTGTAGCGCACAGTGAAATACAAAGATTCGACTGGAGTAAGTACAAACGTCCTTACTACAGTACAACTGGTGATGCAAGAGTATGGCGTTCAGAGTTTAGTAGAACAGTAACAGGTATAAGTCCTTCTGCTCCTGCTACAGCTAAACGTCATGAACTATTCACTGATGGAACTTTTAATGTAGTCGATTATCATATTCGATACCTTAAGAATCCAGCAGCAATAGTAGTCGATAGAGACACTCCTGCTAACCAACAAAATTGTGAGTTTGATGAATCTACTCACAGAGTAATTATAGACATTGCAACAGATTTAATGATGCAACGTATTAAAGAACAAAAAGTACAAATAGTAGAGCCTTTCAAGGAACTAGAATAAATAACGATTATTAATTTTAAAACTTAAACAAAAATGTTTAGAGAAGCAAACAACGTATTTAGTGTCGTTCTTAGTGACGTAACTAAATTAACAGCTGCTTTACCTTCTGTAGGTACAGTAGTTACCAATGCCAACCTTGAGTCTGGTGCAGTAGTATTATGTGACATGGGCATGCGTCGTTTAGATGCAACTGCATATACAGCTTTAGCTCCTACAGCACAATACTTTGTAGTACAAGGTCGTGGAACAACCACTTCACTTATGAAGTCTCCAGCAATTACTAAAGGTTCTACAACTTTTACAATTGCTAAATACAAAGCAGCTGTACAACAAGTAACTTATGTTGGTTACAATGGTACAACTGGAGCTTTGCCAGTAGCTAACAACACTGATTTCTGGATCAAAGTTCGTAAAAGAGATAACGATGCAGCTAACCGTTCTCAGCCAATGAGTTTATTTGCAGGACCAGTTAAAACTGATGCTACAGGTACTCAAGAAGAACTTGCATTTGCTTTAGCTAAAAACGGTATCAGAAACTTTTCTCAAGAGCCAGCTAACGGATACCTTCGTTTTGAAGTTGTTTCTAATGCTGCTTCTGTAACTGATGGTACTGCTACAACTATTACTATTGCTAAAGGAAGTAAAGTAGGTACTTTGAATGCAGCTGCTACAACATTTGTTGTAGGTGATGTTATTCGTATGGGAACTACATTAACTTCTCCAGTTTACAAAATTGTAGCTTTGTCTACTACTACAGTAACATTTAACATTCCACTTCAAGGTGATTCAATCACTGCTGGTGCAATTCGTTACTTTACTGCTGCTAATGCTGCTACTGCTGCATTTGGTGTACGTCTTACAGGTGTTCCTGCTCCATTTAACGTAAACACTATGCGTGATTACTACGCAAACCGTTTCACTACTACTTTCTCTGATTCTACAGTATTGGTCACAGTAACTGGCGCTCAAAATGGTAATGGTGTATGGCAACAAGTTGCAATGGATGAGTACTTGTCTTACGGATTCGAAGGAGAAAACAACCAATTGGCTGTTCCATCTTTAGCTCGTGATCAGTATGTTAAGATCCCTGGTGTTGGTTCTCTTGTAGCTGCTGACTGTACATACTCTGCATTAAGCATTGGATGGATAGAAGATATGAGAGGTCTTGTAGCTATGGCTCCAGCTAGAGGAAATGTAATTGTTTGGTTAAACCTTACAACTGCAGGAAGTTTATCTGCAACTACTAATACAGGTAACCAATTAGTAACATCTCTTGGATTAACTGCATCAGACTTTAACGCGTAATTCTCCGCCCACAGTAGTCCCGTCACAAAAATTTTGCTGTCTTTGTGGCGGGCTACTATATTTTCCTTAAATTTGATTAAATAATTCGCTCGTTTATATGGCACTAATTCCTAAAATATCAGTTTCTTTTACAGGCAAATGCAATAAGGTTACTTTAGTTGAAAATACTAAACCATATGAAACGGCAAACCCAGGAGGTTGGGGAACTCCTAACATTAACACATCCGCTATTACTTTAGCTTATGTATCATTTTACCCTACCAATACTCCTCCTACAGCTATTAATGCTTCAGGTACAGGTTCAATATCAGGTAATGTATTTACTGACGCTACTCATCTCTCTGGTAATTTTGCAATTGGGCAAACGTTAATAGGAGTTGGTGTTGCTGCAGGAACTACTATTACTGGATTTTTAACAGGAACAGGTAATAATAATGGTGGAACTTATACGGTAAATATACCACAAACTGTAACTTCTACTACGATCTCAGGTATTTCTATATCTGCAAATTACTATTTAAAAAATGGTAGTACTAATGTTTATGCTTCTGCAACAGGCGCTCCTACACCAGGATCGTTTACTGCCATTAATGAAGCAGCATGGTCAAATCCTGACGGTGTTTATCAAGTAGTATATACTGTACAAGCAGGCAGTGCTATTTACAAAAATAAAACTCAGCATGTTTTATTCTTATGCAATTTATGCAATTGCAAGGATGCATTAGTAGTTAAGCTATTAAATGCATGTGATACTAAAGCTGTAATCAAATTAAAAGAACAAGTAGATCAGATGGAAATCTTTATGTATGGGATTAAATCTGCATTCTCTTGTGGCGATTTTGATACGCTAGATGCTATCTTAGATGCTGCAACTAAATATTGTACAACAATTTCTGACTGCGCCGATTGTGGTTGCAGCGGATGCTAATACTTTTTACTATGTGCGACTGCGCTAATTGTGATGGAATAACGTTATTTGAAGGTACTGACGGTAACGGTATTATAAATACTTCGTATAACTCTGGTACAGGAGTGTTAACTATTTATTATACTGATGGTACTACTTATAGTACTACAAGTTTAATTGGAGCAACAGGGCCTGCTGGTCCTGCAGGAGTATGTGACTGTGTATTAGTAAAATATGAAGAAGAAAGATTAGGAGCTAATACTTCAGGTACATCTCCTACATTTACTACTCTTACAAATATGACTTATACAGTTCCTTCAGGAGGCGCTGGTAAGTATGAATTATTATTTATAGCTGATACAGAATTTAATTTTGTAAGTAGTGGTAACGCTACAGTTACTGTAGATATTTACAAAAATGGTACTGCAGTTAGCACACTTACTAAGAAACGAGTAAGTATGACAGGAACAGGAGAGCAGTCTTATATTTTTCCTATATCCTCGTTAGTATCAGATGTTACTTTAGCAGTTGGAGATATTATAGATGTTAGATCAACTTCTACTTCTCCTGCAACAGCATATTTAAATTATGGTGTAATGAAAATTAACAAAATATAAGGAATGTGCAACTGCCTACAAATTAGTGTAACTCCAGCATCTACAGGAATTGAGGAAACCATACAGGTAGATGGCGTTATAGTAGAAGGTTTTAATACCTATACATTTACTGCTGGAGGACAAGAATACACAATACTTTGGGACGGTGAATTATGGTCACTGTTTGCGGTAGTACCAGGAGATGATATATTTGTAGGATCAAATACTAATATAGATTGTCCTATCGGAGAATGGACATTAGATCCTGATTTAGGACCTTATTACTTTAATGCATTTTCTACAGCAGATTGTGGTACATTAACTGAAGAAGAAAATTGTTTTAAACTTATAGTTTGGCAAAAACAATGTACTTTTGCTAAAGAAGTATTAAACTATATTAGACTAATACAATTTGGCGGAACTTGTTGTGATGCATTAGAAGAATTAAAAAATAAAAGAAGAGCTTTATTAATTCTTAATTGTTATGATACAAGAGATATCCCAGGAGATACTACAGAATACAATACTTTGACATATAGTCAAATAAAAGAATTATTAAACTATTAAAATTTTAATCTTTAGATTATGATACAATATGATATTAAAAACCCGCTAGAAGCTGCAAGAAGAGAAGTTTTCTTTGATCGTAATACAAATAAATTATCTTATAAAGATGATTTAGGAATTATTGTGCCTTTTGCTCCAACAACTAATACAGGAGGACTTCCTGCTTGGTTAGAATCAAATGCTACAGACCTAACTATTTGGAATAATGGGCAAGGAAACATTGCAACAAATACTTCATTTGGTGATGGTGCTTTAAAAAGTAATACTTCGGGAGCAAACAATACAATAGTAGGACGTAATGCTTCGGATGCTTCAACAACTGCTCAAAGCAATGTGGCAATTGGTTCAGAAGCCTTAGGTGCTGCAACAACAGGAAGTTCAAATGTAGCAATCGGGTATGATGCACAATCTTCACTTACAACAGGAAGCAATAATATAGCAATCGGAGCAACTGCACATAAATTTGCAACAACTGCTGCCAGTAATATAATAATTGGAAATGGTGCTGGTTCTGACAACATAACTGGTCAATTGAATGTTTGTATTGGCGGTAATGTTTTAACAGGTTCTACAATGTTTGGAACAGCAGTAGGTTTCAATACTTTTGTAAATGAAGGCAGCATTGCTCTTGGTGCTTTTTCAACTGCTGATGCTGGAGGGATAGCTATCGGGTGCAACATTGTTGTAGGAACTGGACAAATAGCAATTGGCAGTACTACTTATCCCGTAGGAACAGTAGCATCACAAGTAAACACTTCGTCAAAATATTGGGAAGTAGTAATTAATGGAGTAACTCAAAAAATACTTTTAGCATAATGGAAAACGAAATACTACAAAGCGTAAACGCTGCATTTGATAGCGTGAATTTGATTAACGAATTAAACGCAAAAACGGACAAAACACAAGACGACTTAGATACGATTTCAAGAAACGTTGAACATCTTCGTATTATGATGGCTAAAAGTTGGTTTTTAGATGCACTAACAAAAACACAAAAAACTAGTATTAATAACGCTATTAATAAGTAATCTTTATAAAAGATTTATTAAAATACTAATACTTTAATTACATATTACCATGAGCCAAAAACAAGTAGCTATTGTTGGACATAATAACACTAGAGCGGCTGTTACTGGTCAAGAAGAGTTATTGGTTAAAATTAATTCATCTAACCCATTAAATAGTATTATTACTGAGGGAGTAGCTACAGCTTCTGATGCATTTGGTAGACAACGAGTATCTGAACCTTATACATTAGGAGATTATAAACATCTTTATGGATTAGATCCTAATTTTATAGATGTCTTAACAGCAGGAGGTACGGTAACTTTTCAACCAAATCAAGCATGCGCAAGACTATCTACAACTACATCTACAAATAGTTCTGCTATTCATCAAACAAAATTCTATCACCAATATTTGCCTGGTAAAAGTCAATTAATATATGCAACTTTTAACTTTTATGCAGCATCTACGGGAGTTACTAAAAGAACAGGATATTTTGATAATCTTAATGGTATTTTTTTCCAACAAGATGGAGACGGCACGTTAAGATTTATTATTAGAACAAGTACTAGTGGGTCTCCTGTAGATGCCGAAAATATTACTCAAGAAAATTGGAATACTGATAAATGTGATGGTACAGGACCTTCCAAATTTAGTTTAGATATTACTAAAACTCAAATTTTATTTATTGATTTTCAATGGTTAGGTGTAGGTAGAGTAAGAATAGGATTCGTACATGATAATACTTTTGTAATAGCTCATGAATTTATGCACAGTAATACACTTCCTGTAGTATATATGAGCAATCCTAATCTTCCAGTAAGATGCGAAATTTCTAGTAACGGTTCTAATCCAGCAGCATATTTTGACCAAATATGTTCTACTGTACTTTCTGAAGGAGGTTATGCAGAATCAGGGCAAGATTGGGCAGCTCAAAATACTTCATTAAGAACTGTAGCAAGTGGAGCAACTACTCCTATTTTAGTTATTAGATTAAAAAATACTTTTAACTCATATTTAAATAGAATGATTGTTAGATTAAGTAGATACAGTATTACTTCTACTAACCAACTTTTATCTTATAGAGTAGTTAAATTACCTAATACTGCTGCCTTAACAACAGGTACTGCTTGGGTAGATGTAAATACAAATTCAGGTGTTCAATACAATATAGGAGGCACAGCAATTACAGGAGGAGAAGTTTTAGATGCAGGATATGTGGCAGCATCAAACTCAGCAAAAGAATCACTTACAGCCGTTTCTAATCCTACTACTGCTAAAAAGAATTATATAGTACAAAATTACAATAGTAATGATTCAGAACTCTATGCAATTGTAGTTACTAATTTAGGGGCAAATACTACAGATGTGGGAGTATCTATGCAATGGAGAGAAATTTATTAATAAAAAGTTTGTAATTTAGTATTAAATTTAAAGTCATGTCAAATAAACAAGTCAAAATACATGGGGGTCCTAATAACACTGCAGCATTAGTAACAGGACAAGAGGAATTATTAGTAAAAGTTAATTCTTATGGATTAGGTAGAACCTTAACACCTACTATTGTACGTAGTACAACTAGCGGTACTATTCCTGCAAATGTAGGGTTTTCTGTAGCTAATGTAGGAGCAGCAGATGGGGCTGTCAATGGAGTTACTCTTAAAACAGGAGAAACTATTAACTTTGATCCAGGAAGTGAAAGTATAGGTGCCACAACATTTAATGCTACAGGTACAGAATTTTTAATAATTTATTTAACTGCTTAAAATTATGAGTACTCAAATTTTAATAAAAAGTGGTGGTGGATCTTTTTCTCTTCAAGGTACCAATTACTTATCTGTATTAGCAACTGGCACACCTACTGAAAATGGAATATCAGTTTTGTCTGCTTATGCTGCAGCACAGGCAATGACACCAAATGGAGCTGCTTTGTCAGCAACTAACCGTGTTGTAATACTATTAGCTCCAGGATACTATTCATTTGATGAAGGTTCTCCTACAGGAAGTGTATTTAGGGTTAACAGTTCATTTATTGACCTTGAGTCATTAAGTGGCGTTCCTGACGTATACTTCTCAAGTATGCAGGTACTAAGCACAGGAGATGGTATTAATGTGCGTATTTCAGGGATTGATACTACAAAAAATAGTTACTTTGTACACGGTGCATTTGCAGTAGCTGCAAGTGGAGGAGTTAATGAGAGCTTATATATAAGAGACTGTGTAGGTGGTGAGTACTCATTTGGGTCATACTCAATGTCTATAAACGGAACCTTTGATTCATGTATAGCAAGAGCTTATTCATTTGGATATACTGCCAATTCAGCTCCAATTGGAATAGTAGCTACATCTACATCAGGAACAAATTTATCTGGTACATTTAAGAACTGTATAGCAGGAAATTATTCTTTCCTATCAACTGAAGCAACAATGTTTTCAAATGTAGCAAACTTTGGAACTATTGACAACTGCACCGCAGGTAGCTATTCGTTCTGTTACTCAGTAAGAGGCAGTTTTAATGCAGGTACTATTAAAAATTGTACAGCAGGTACATATTCATTTTGTTCAGGTAATGAATTAATATCGGGTACTTGTAATTCTACAAACTCAGGGGTTATCAATAACTGTACAGCAAATAGCAATTCCTTTGTTAGTGTTATAGGAACAGCTACTGATGCAGCACAAAATCAAGGAACTATTAGTAACTGTTCAGCGGCAAATAATTCATTTGCATCTCAGTCAAATTTGAATGTTGGAGTTAACTACGGAACAATAATTAATTGTAGCGCTATAGCAGGTACAAAATCTTTTATGGGTAACTTAGGTCAGAATGGCGGTGTAGTATCAGAATGTATAACAAGCAACTTAGGATTCTGCTGTGATAATTCATCAGGTATATTTGGAGATATATATAGATGTACTATGACAGGCGATACATTTACAGTAGGATCTACAGCAGGAGGAAGAGTCGTATTAGGAATTGACACTACAGGTGTTGTAAACTATTAATTATGAAACAGTATAAAGCAATAAACGAGAGCAGTTGGGTAGAGATTCCTCATCTTATCCTAACAGATGAAGAGATTCATACATTAAACAATGGTACTGAAGAAGAAAAAGCTGCATTAAACGAAGATATTGAAATTCGTAGTACTCCAATCGGGGTTCCTGTAGAGGATCTTGTTGATGTATTAGCGATATATGATGAGTACAAGCCTGAGATATCAGAAGATGATTTATATAACCTAATCTCATTTGATATCGCTCTTTTAGGAGACGTTAGAATGGGAGCTTATAACTATAAGCTAAATAAGAATATTGTAAACGTAATACTTAAGTAAGATGCCAATAGATATTAATATAACAGGACAATATAAAGTAAATGGTGTTGCTTTAGCAAGTGGAGGTGGTAATGTTATACCTGCGCCTCCAATTACTGGATTATACTATATGACAACAGCTTGTATGACTTTTACTGATGGGCACAATTTATGGGCCAATGAGCTTACATTCAACCCATTTAGACCAATGAATAATTTTAATGTTAATCAATTTAATATTGAAGTAACAGGATTAGCGGCAGGGCAAAGTGCAAGAGTTGTAATTTACTCAGATTTGAACGGAAAACCGAGTTCAAAATTATATGAAAGTGCCAATATTGATATTAGTACTACTGGTTACAAAACTGTAACAATGTCATATAGTTTTACAGCTGGAACTTTGTACTGGATTGGAGTTCAAGCAAATGGAAATAATGGTAGATTAAGATCTGTTCTTAATACTAATACTATGCTATCTTGGTCAGTTGCTGCAACTTCATCTAATTCATATTCTACATTGATATATACTTCATTGACATTTGGTAGTTTACCAGCAACTATACCACCTGCAACATTAATCAATCAAGGTGGAGCAGGTCCTTTTGTATTAAAATTTAGAGCAGCATAACATGGCACAAGTAAGAAACGAAATTTATGATGAGAACGGATTAGTATCCGTTGAATACATCGAAGTAGAAGAACCTACAAAAGAAGAATTAATTGCACAAAAAGAGGCAGAACTTCTTGCAATGTATAACGAACTAAAAGCACTTAAAGGAGAATAAGAACAATTGTGCTTATTTTGTTAATAAATAATTGCAATACAATGAATCACCTATAAAAGAAATTGTAGAATAATAGATTATAATAATTTATTTTATATCTTTGGGTTTTATAATACACGGAGTATTAATTTAATAGCAAAAAAATGACAGCAAAAGAAACTCAGCGAGCGCCTAGAACAATTGTATTAAATGAAGAACACATTCAAAATTTAGAAGGATACATCAGCGAGATGCCAACTAGATTAGGATTTCCATTAATCAATTTTTTAAATACGCTTGCTCAACAACAAGCAAATGAAGAAGTTACTATGGAGTCTTTTAATACTAGTGACCCTACTATCGTGCGGTCCGACGAAGAGATTTAACAGACTTATAACCAAGTACCCTTACTTACTTACTACTGATAGTGTTGTCGTGCATGACACTATCAGAGTAGTAGTGCCAGAAGTAAAAGTCGATACTG